TCGCACGGATTATGGAGTATGAGCTTGTCGCGGACGGCGTTACGGCAGATGGCGGCCAGTATCCCGTATGCGCCGATGACCACGGTCGCGGAACGACGCGAGGCGAGTTCGCTGACCCAGCGCTGCACTTCGCCGTGGGTGATGCCGTTGATCCTCCGCCCGCTCCACACATCAACGCAATGAGTGCGCCACAGGCATTGCTCCCGGCCTATGTGCGAGGGCTTCCAAAACGGTTTGCGTTCGGCCAGCCATTCATCGTGCAACTCCCCTATGAGCCGGTTCCCCGCCTGCGGATCAACGAACATATCGGTTGCTTTTGCGATGGTGACGTGTTCGGCCGCCCAGTTTTCGGCGTCGATTTTCCTCTTAAAGCCGCGCTTGTCGGTCTGCGTTCCATCCGGCTTGCGATACCTCACGCGATAGCGTGCTTCGCCTTTTGATGTCTTGTATCTGGTGACATTCGCCATAAGTATCTCTATTCCGATATATCCTGATAAGGATGGACGATGAATTCAAAGTGCCGCCGAAACCGTGGACCGGAGCAAGCATCAAGGCACTCCGAGACGAGATAGTGCGAGGCGGCGAGGAAGTTCCCGGACTGAGCTACCAGACCGTCTATGTCTGGTATTCGCGGGTGTTGCTCGATGTGGTGGACAGGCTTGGCCGCATCGACTATGTCGGAATCATCGGCGAGCAGCCGGAAATCTCCTTCAGGGTCAAAACGGTCGATACCCTGAGGGACAAGCTCATACGGCAGGACAGCACACCCTTGTATCGGATCCATGACATCATCGGCGCAAGGGTCACCGCCAGTATGACGCTCCAGCAGCAGAATGATCTGGTTCAGGCCATTGCCGCGCTGTTCCCCAAGCACCAGATATCCGATATGAGGGAGCATCCTCATAGCGGATATAGGGCCGTGCACGTCATCGCTGGTCTTCCCCGCGGCATATTCGCAGAAATACAAATTAGGACTCTTCCGCAGGACGCATGGGCCAACTGCTATGAGGCGATAGCTGACCGTTATGGCAGAGAAATAAGGTATGGAGAATACCCCGACTCCCCTAAGGGCAGGGAGCTTGTTCAGGCGATTCAGGGTACATCCGATGGGATAAGAAGCCTGGAGCTTCTTGACTCGGAACAGGAAATCGCAGTCGGGGATATCCTCGATAACGTGACCAAGATGATGCGTCATCTGACGGAGTATTATCATGCGCCGAATCCTCAGGAACTTGAGAAGATAATAAAAATCGCTAATAATACTGGTAGTCTGATGCTCAAATTGGGAGGCGAACATGGTCGGAATGGTGATCCGGTACAACCGGAAGACCGGTGACAGGATCGTGCGCGAATACCCCGGCCCAAACGGGTACGCGAATGCGGTCTCCGACCCCGATTTCCGCAAGGACATGGGCAAGCATCTTGGCGATTGGGAGCTGGCCGTCATCGGCTCCGACTCGTTCGATGCGATTCGCACCACGCACTCCCGGTATTTCACGGGACGTGACGTTACTCCCGTGCACGCATGATTAACTAGCATTTTCAGGTATGCTTCGCCCCGTGTAGGATAAAAGGCGAAGCGTCCTCCTTTCCAATAAGCAAGCTGGTCGATGTTTCAAAATCACCGGTCGAGCGTTGGTAGCGCTCGCCGGCTTGTTTCCCGTCTGGCGTTGGTAGCGTCAGACGGGATTTTTTTAGGCGTTGATGCGCTGACGGTTTCTGATTGACACGTCGCCGAGCCAGCGGTACAGGATGGCCACGTCGAATGTCTTCGGGAATTCGAGTTTGATCTCTTCGAACGTCTCCGGCCCGTTCTTACGCTGGTAGATGTCCTTGAGATAGGTGATGTTGATTTCCGAATCGTCTGCGAGGGCACCAGCGGTCTCCACCTCCACGTCCACGATGCTGTCAAGGTGCACGCTGCGGAACCTCATCTTCGCGCCGGTCGCGCCTTGCTTGTCGATGAAGATCATGCGCAGGTTCGTGAACACCACGGCGTCGCGGATGAGCTTGTATCCGTGCGAGATGGTTTCTCCGGTGAAGAGGAACCGTCCGTATTCCTGTTCGAGCTGTTCTTTGGGGACTTCGGTGTAATTGCCGGCCATGGCGTTCATGAGGTTGCCGCTGAACGGCTTGTTGGCCGCTGCGGTGCTTGCCGCGTCCATGGCGCTTTTCATGGCGTTGCCGGCGATGTCGCCGAGCGACCCAAAATTAAATCCAGCCATTGTTCTCTTCTTTCTCTAAGCTGCTACACGGTCGTGCAGCAGTGTCCTGTAATCATTGATGATGCCTGATGTGACTTCGAGTTCGTCTGCGATACGCCAGACGTTCCCGTCGTACATTCGTTCGGCCAGCGCGTATTCGGTTGGCGATATCAATAGCCGAGCCGTCTCCGCACGGGTGCGCATCTCATGCAGGCCACACCGGTCATCACCGTGGGACCAGTGGACCAGCTCATGCACGAGGGTGCATCGTTTGGCCACGTATGGGAGACGACGGTCTATGAGTATCGTGCGAGTGCGCTCGCTGTAGCAGCCCATCATGCCGTTGGGCAGGTGGTCGGCGCTGCGTATCTCTACGTCGAGTCCGGCACTGTAGACGGCCATGCGCACATGGCCATAGGTGTCTCTCAGGTTCAACGGCAACGGTCTCATGCTGGATCATCCCCGTTCCCGTATTCGATGTACTTCTCCTTGTCCGGGTCGGTGTAGGCCGCAAGCTCCATCGGGTTATCCGCCAGAATACGCTTCGTCTCCTCCACGCGACGCTCGCGCTTTTGCTCTTCTTCGATACGCTTCGCCTCCGAGATGATGTCCCGGACGGTTTGCACCGGGTCGGCTCCGCATACGTCGCAGACAATGAGGAATTCGGAGAGTCTGACAGGAGCCTTAAGACCATTGCGGAGATCCCGAACTCGCCCGTAGTTGATAGCACCGTCGGAGGCGCGATCAAATTCACGGTTGCCGAGGCCGACAGTCGTAAGCATTTTGTCAATGGTTCTTGCCGCTGCGAAATCTGCCGGCGACCACTTGTAACTCTTCGTAGGCATGCAATCAATGATAGCAAGTGACACGCCGACTTGCACAAAATGAGAGCAAGTGCCATCATATTAATTGTTGACAGCAAGTGAAATCAGGAGGTCGGGATGAGCGAGGAAATCCGAATCGTGAACCATGAGGAGCCGGGCAGGCCGCTGAAGGTCAGGCGACTGGCCGATGGCCGGGTCGAGGTCCGAATCGGGGACATGGGAATCACTGACGCGGTGGTCACCCTCACCGCCGAGGAATTCGACCAGCTCAAGAACCTCTGACAGACAGAAGACCCAAGGCAGAAAGGAGACTCAGGCACATGAGCGAGCCAATCAAACGCAGGGCGTCAGCAGCGGGCATCGGACGCGAACCGGCTCTACCGGTCAAGCCCGGCATGGATAAGGTCGCCAGCAAACTCACCAGACAGGCACGCGCCCGACTACGCCGTGGCAACGTGCCGGACACCCAAGTGGCCCGCGCGGCCTCGGTCAACCGCATGACCATCCAATCATTCCGCACCGGCGCGCCACGCAACGACATGAGCCTGAGCATGTTCCTCGCCGTATTCAACGAGACCGGCGGAGACCCCGCACAGGCCATCGATACCGCGCTCGCTGGCAAGGAGGTGGCGTGATGAACGGTCCGACGGTTCTTATAATCGCACTTTTCCTTCTGAATATCGGGTTGTCCATCAAGAACGAGCTTGACCTTCGTGAGATCGAGCGCGCTCGACGTAAGCGCGCTTCACTTCGACCATCGGAACGGAAAGAAAGTGATTGCGACTGGCGAAAACAGTTTTCTCACTCCATCCCACCTGAAGAAAATCAGGGAGGCGAAGAATGTCAGAATCATTAGTGAGAGAAAAGCTGGCCTCCGTATTCGGGGGAAGGTTCAGGGCGATTTCCGTATCGGGAACCGGAATTCCACTACTCAGAAAGAAGCGAGAATCCACTTTGGGCCCATACAGGGTCATGGTGCCCTCGTTGCGGAAATGGATACATCGCAGACTTTCCGAATCCAAGGTCGCCACGAGGTGCTGCGCCGCAATCCTGTCGCTCCTGCGAATCTTGTTGATTTGTCTCTGCTGCACGCAGTTCCACAGGAGGGCCGCAATCGCGACCAATACGGATGGTTCAGTCCAATTCAATTGATTCTTCCCTTCGCTGGGTCGTTGGTTTGAATGTCGCAGTTCCAAGCCTACCGGCGGAGGGGGCCACACGAAAAGAGAAAAACGATGAACGCCAAGGATTACGGGCGTCACGCCAGCGGTTTCCGCACGGCGGACGGAGGCCCGTCGAAACGGTTCATGCGCCGGCTGGTCTTCTGGGCCCTCGTGTTCGCGGTGTGCGTCGGCTGGGTGATGACGCACATGGGGTGCGCGCATCCCATCGAGAACGGGTTGGCCGCGCTCATGGGCTTCGGCTTCGTGCCGTTAAGACTGATCGCACTGGTGTTGAGCGAGGCTGGCGTCGAATAAGTCTTGCCGGACGGCGTGGAAAACCGTCTGGCATAGCGGAAGGAAAACCGAATAACCCACGTTGATAACTGAAAAAACAACTGACAGATACGGTGTCAGTTTTCTTGAACCGGTGGGGCGTCGGCTTTGGTCTATTCTCCGGCGTCCCGCTTCGGGCGGTGCAGGTTGCCCCCCAGTCAAGATCGCGTAGGTCATGTATGCGCGGCAAAGACCGGGACCACGGTTCGATTCCGTGGCCGTCCACGACCGCAAGGTTACGCAAAAAAGAAAAGCCCCAGCGGCTACTGGGGCGGAAAGAAACTCCACTAGAAA